ACGGTCTGCTCCTCCTTAATGGCTTTGATATCGCGGTCTTGTTTTTCCTGCTTCAAGAACCAACGATAGATTGCGAAGATTGCTCCGAAGATAACGCCGAGAGCAGTAATCGCAGCCGCCAAAGTGGTGAGATTGATTTCCATAGCCGTTTCCTCCTTGTTAGATTTGGGTATGAAAAAGGCACCCCAAATGGGATGCCATAATTCCTTATTTTAGCCAAGACGGTCTGTCCGGCTTTTTCTTTGTTTCGGTTACATCGAGCCAGTCTTTATACCACTTCCGAAGTTCCTTAGTTTGCTTCTCTGTGAGAGTGTCATACCACAACCAACCTCTGTTGATTACGGAAAAGCACTCGGCATCACGGTCAATACGAAGCTGTGCGTTTTCCGCCTCATTTAGCAAAACGGCAGACTGGCTTTCATCAAAGAATAGCTTTCCGTCTTTAATGCGATAAGCGCGATAATTTCTTTCAAAGTGGTCAAGATCCATTGGCATCTCAATTTCAGTGCTGTCTACGATATTTCCAAATGTGGCATAGCTCTCAATAAAGCCGTTAGCATCAGCCTTAATTTTCATTGCAATACCTCCTTAGTTGATTCCGAAAACACGAGTAATCTGCCCGGTAGAGCTACTTGCTTTCCATGTCAGCGTTGTTGTTGAACCAGAATACTTAATACCAAAGGAAACATAATTCGCTTCATCCGCAAGCTGATAGGTTGCCTCCGATGTTCCGATGAGTCCTTTGGGTATAGTTATTGATTCAAGAGCAGATGAAGATTTCGGTCTGCCAATAATGACATAAGCCTTATAACTTCCGTAATTGAACGTAATGCTTCCGCTTGAGAGTGTTCCGCTGTAAAGCGAAGTGGCGGCAATACCAAGATTTGTTCTTGCTGCCGCCGCAGTTGTAGCACCAGTACCACCGTTTCCTATCGCAACCGTGCCAGTGACATTAGCAGCATTACCGTTAAAATTTCCAGAGGTGTTAATATATCTTGTCATCGTGGAATTGGTGCCGGCGTTGTAATTCGTATCAGTAGCATAGGAAAAATAAAAATTATCTCCCAATGCACCGATTTCCCAGGAACCATTGACTGATTTTGCAGAGGCTACTGGATAAAAAGAATTGGAGGATGGATTAACTGTTCCTCGTATAATTGCATGGTCTCTGCCTGCAATCCACGAAGATGCCGTGCTCGCATTCTTAATTTGACCCGTCATCGTTCCTCCACTTTTCGCTAATCCTCCAAGATTTGAAAGTGCGGTTGATGCGGCGGTTGCTCCCGTGCCACCTTTTGTAATAGGAACGGCAGAAGACAGCTTGGATGGAGCAATAGCACCATCTAAAGTAGTCGCCGTAAGTGTGCCGGATACCTTTGCATCACCAACCACATCAAGCGCGACTTCTGGGTCAGGTGTGTTGATTCCAACCTTCTTTTTTCGCAGTGCCACAAGGGGCGTTCCCTGGGGAACAACATAGTAGAGGTCAACCGAAGACAGTGAATTCAACTGGTCTCGAATTTGAAGATGGAAGTCGTAGGATGAGTTTGCATCCAGGCTACAAAGCTCCAAATTTGAGAACGAGTAGGATGTTCCGCTTTTGGTTACCGAAGCAAGAATCGAAGTGTACGAACCATAGGAAGTAGCACTCGTCAGCTTGTATCGATAACGGACATATAAGAGGCTGTTCTTTTGAGTGCCGGAAACTGAAACAGCAGAAAGCGTGCCGTTAAACGCAAGCTGCATCTCCGCCTCGATGTCGTTAGTTCTTCGGAGCGTCAAGGATGATACCTTCGGCTTAGCATAAGCAATAACAGTAATCTGCTGTGTTTTGCTCACTGTGTAACCACGGGAGTCTGTTGCGGTAACAACAACATCCAATGTGCCGGATTTGGAAACCGCGCCAAGGTCAATAACCGCACCCGTTGTATTGGAGAGGGTCACACCATTACACGTAGCAGAATAGGTTGAAATCGATGCGTTATTTCTTGCCGTTGCGGTGCCGGGGGTGACATACAAATACGAGTACCCTTGAATAAATACTTGGTCGTTGCCGGTTACCGTTGAGGTAGCTGAACGACCATCGTAAAAAGTAAAAGCACCCATTGTGGGTGCAGAACTGGCGGAGGTCGTTTGTACGGTTGCGGTCTTTGTGGCTGTTGAGCCGATTTGCGTTGAACCGCTGTAGGTTAGCAAAGCAAATGTGCCGGTAAAGGATTTTACAGAAGCCATCGCAGTGAGAAGCGTTGTTCGCTGTGCTGCGGTAAGTGTGATGCTTCTTGTTGCTGTTCCTTTCGCCCACGATAGACCTGTAATTTCCAAATAAACAGTAGATCCGTTTTTGATTTGGAGTTTATGGGTATATGCGGCATCGTACACGGTGGTTTCCATACTAATGCTTACGGTAGATGCATCCGCAGTAAGAGCAGAAACACTTCCAATTGTTGAACCGCCGAGCGTTTTGGTGGATACAGCACTTGAAGTACCATACACTTGGTTGGATTTCTTCCTTGCTCTTACTTTAACCGAGTAGGTAGTATTCGGTGTTAGCGAAGAAAGGGTTGTATTCGCACTTGTGCCTGCAGTGGTCGAAAATTGTGTCCAGTTCGTTCCACCGTTAGTGCTGTATTGCCAAATATCCGCAGTAGCCGAGGAAGTTGCACTGATCTTAAATCCATTAGCGGTAATATTTGATGTACTGCAAGAAACTGTTGGAGCCGTTCTATCAAGGGCGTCAAGATCGATAGTTGTGGATGCTGTAATCCAACCAATACTTGTGCCACTATAAGTACCGCTGAAACGCCAGGAGGCAGAAAGAGCCACGCCCGTCTTTGTACCGTTGCTGTTGTGAGCAACGCGGACGGTATAGGTTTTCAGCAAGGTTGTGTCATAACCGGCTGCACTTTCACTTATAGCGGGTGCTGTGTAGGTTTCGGATACGCCGTTTATTGAAACGGTAGAGTCAGAACGAGAGCCAACCGATATGGTGTAATACTTCAAGTAGACATTGAGTGTAACATCAGAATAGTTACCTGTAACGCTTTGTGAAGCTGACCAAGTGCAGTAAAGGCCGAAGTTGCTGACCGGATAATTTGAAAAACTACCACTTGTAGCCATAATATCTCCTTTCTCGCTTAATCAAGGATTACGATATTTAAACCTTCCGAAGCGGTGGGCATTGGCACAAATTTGGTTCTACCAACCGTTAATTCACCGTCCACCGTTGTTTTCTTGGTGATGGTTTCGTCCTTGTTCAGCGTGAATATCTTTTCTTCGTTGTAATAACCGGAAAACTCCGTGTTGTTAATAACCGTTCGTTGGGCGGAGTCTGCGTTGGAAACCTCAATGCCACGGCGATCAATTTTAACTTCCGTAGTATAGATTTCGTTTGGAGCGGGGGTCCACTTGTGAATGGTCGTTCCTTCAGCCAAGATGATGTCCGAAAGATACAGACTTGCCAAGCGGTTATATGCGTAAATGGTAATGGTGCTGTCCTGCACATCGGGAATAATCGCATTGTATTCCGTCCATCCAAAGGTGGAAGACGTGTTGAACAGATACTTTGTCATTGAGCCGTTGTATTTCACATAGAAATATGAAGAATAACTCGCTCCTGTTTTCTTTGCACGGAGCGAAATAACATAGGATGAGCCTGGAACAACACCCGTTATTACTTGTTTGAGCGTGGAACTGTCCCCAAGCACAAAACTGGAATCTGAAGTCGTGTTGTTCTGCACATCGGTTGAACTGTCGGTTGCAACTGTGCCGGTTATCGTCCAATCATCGGTAATGCCGTTAAGTCCAGCAGAGTTTTTTACAAAGTTAATACCCCCGGCAAACTGCTCACTCATTGTAAGCGAAAGACCATCAACGGTGTGTTCCAGTTCGGAGATTTGTTCCTGCATTTCAAGAACAGTTTCTTTCTCCCCAGATACTTCACCGCTGACGGTCTCTACCGTTTTTGTGAGGTTCGAAACATAGCTGTTTAAACCATCAATAGATGTTTGGAACTCACCAAAGCGAGATGTGTGGGTGGACACGGTAACACGAAGTTCCTCCAGATTGTTTTGAACAACCCAACCGAGTCCATCCCACACCATTGTTTCCGGCGGGACAGTTGCCGAATTTACCCAGAGCATACCGATGTACGGGTTTTCGGGTGCTACATCAGAGGTGATTACATCGCATAGATTGATGATGGTAAATTGTGCAATCGCCCGCATAGAAACACCTCCTTATAAAACTACAGACACCATAAAAGTAGCTTTAGTAGCAACGTCAGAAGAAGACACGGACAGTGTCTTGCCGGTTTTGCTGCCGGAAGTACCCCAAGAGGTATCGATAGCACCATCCTTGTTATACTTGGTCCAGGTGTAGGTGCCTTTACCCTCAGCATCGATTTCCGCGCCAGCCTGGTAAACCACAGCAGTAAGAACTGTGGAGCCGACACCATTCTTAAAGACATCACCACCCGTGGAAGAAACAACTACCTGGATGGGGTCGGAGTTATCGATGAAGGTGGCAACATCGGTGAAGGTCTTGTTGTAGGTGTTGGAAGTGGAATCGGAGTCGGTTGCCACGCACTTAAACACCGCATAACTGTCAACAGCGGCAGCATACACAGTAATGGTGGCTGTGGTAGTGCCGGAGTACATACCCGTGCTGTCAGACAGTTTTCTCCAACCGGTGCCGAATGCCGCATCATACCCGGCAGAAGAACTGGAAGTTACGGTAGAGTCCATCACACCCCACTTATAGCTAACATTGGTGGTATCAACCGTAGAACCGCGCCAAAGTTCTGCCTTTGCGGTAAGAGTTGCGACCTCGCTGTTCTTAAATACGTTACCGTTAGGGGTGGTAACGAGAAGGTCTACGATACCGCCACCGTTTACGACACGGGAGAACGAAATGGTGAGCGGATGGGTAATGGAAAGACCCGTGGAATCATCCTTGTAGGTGATTACGCAGCGGTAGTCAATACCGGGCAATCCAGCCATCACGTTGCCTTTAACAGTCAAAATGTGGCTCTTGGCACCGCTCAATGCATAGTTGCCGGAGGTGGTCAATGCTGTAGTGGAGCTACCCACATACCACTTAACCGAGGTAACGTTGGTGGATGTGATTTTATCGGTAGTTGTACCGATGACATAAAGGCTGGGAGTCAACACCAGATTGGTGGACGACCAGTCGGGAGAGTAAGTGGCGTTATCGGGATTGAACATCTGCGACTTTGCCAGGTTCGACCCAATGTAACCCGTTAAGGTAAGGGCGTCATTGTAGTCAATAATCGTAAATTGGCCTTGAGCTTTACTCATTGGAATTCCTCCTTAAATTCAGCCAAGCAGGCTGTTTCTTGTAGTAGTATCGATGAGGTCGCAGAAGAAGGTTGCTCTTACCTTGACGTCATCGGAGTCGATTTCGATGGATTTTGAACCACCGAAGTGTGCATCGTTCCACAGCTTATCGGCTTCAGCATCATCGGAAACCCTGGTCCAGATGAACTGGTTGTCATCCAAGGTGTCGGTGATATTTTCGTCCCAAGAGAAAACTGTGGCATAAAGGGTTGTGCTGATATTGTTGTTTTTGAAGATGTTACCGTTGGAAGAACTGATAACCAGGCGGTACATCTTCTGTTCCTCGATGGTGGAGATACGGTCTTCCACTTTCTCTACGGTTTCCGTGGTTGCATAAGCACGGAGTACCACTTCGCCGGTTTCCAAATCCCAATAGGAAGAACCGTCCTGGGATTGAAGAACACCTGCCTTGATGATGTTTGCCACCAACGAGCCGGAGGTGATAAAGTCGGCAACAATCTGCCCATCTGCGGTGATTGCCGTTTCGTAGGGACCGTTGTATCCGTTCTTGGAGAAGCCAAGACCGCCAACATTCCATCTCCAAACATTGACCGCTTCACCGATTGTAGGGGCATCCAAAATGAGCAGTTCATAGGGTTTGCCCGTATCGGTATCGGTATGAATAACCACATAGCCACCCGTCTGCCCGGTAATAAGACCCGTTGCATTTTTGATGGCGGAGTTCATAAGGGCGGGAAATCTGTCGATTTTTGTCGAAGCTTCCTCTGCGGCGGCTTCGGCAGCACTTACATTGTTCAGTAAGTTTGCCTTTGCCGAGCCGAGTGTGATGGATACATACTTTTCAGCCAGGGTGTCATACACAGTAGTAATGACCTTCGCTTTTGCCGTGATGCCGAGAACGCTGTGACGAATGGTAACGGTGTCGCAAAGGGACACACGCTCCAAGACAGCCACATAGTCTGGCTGTTTCCAGAGCGGTTCAAAGGCAACAGTTAAAGTTGGAACAGACGTACCAAGCGGATTGTTTTTGAGGTAGTTATTTGCATAGGCACGGAGACCATCAACGGTTACCGGGTTTTCTTCATCGAAATATTCTGTGAAATCTTTGATTAGAGTTTTTTGTTGTACGAGCGTTGCATCAGCAATTGGCAACAAAACCTCCGGTAGAGTGATCACAGCTTCTGTTCCATCTTCCGCTGTGATAACTGCATAAGGTAAAAGGTCGGTGTAAACATCGGTGTTTTCATCATCGTGTTCCAGATCCGTGAGGTTCTTTCCGTATTCGATAACCACACCTGTTTTTTGACCTCTACCTTGGTGATGAATAACGTGGAAGTTATCCCATTCGTACTCACCACCCCAAAGGTCAAGAAACGAACCTGCCACACCGCCTAAACAAGCGCGTACGCTCTGCGGTCTTGCGACCGAGAACGGTTTTGCGTTTGAATAATCGGTGTGACAAGTAAAGCCATGAGAAGTAGCGGTGTTTTGAAAAACACGCTCCATTGCGAGACTTGGTGAGATTGAATCGGAAGACCACTGCAAAGCTGCCACATTGGAAAGGTCATAAGAAATGTGCTGTGCATAGACCGTAATTTCACCGTTGATGGGAGTTGAAATGCGGTAAATACGAAACACCTGGTCTTTAGCTGTGTCATTTGGCTTTGCTTTAACGAGCCGCTCTGTGGCTATTTCTTTATACAAGGGACCGCTGATGGGATACTTGAATTCGCATTCAAAAGCACCGTTGCGTTCCTCTGTTACCTCGCAGGAGGTACAATCCTTTAGAACACCGATGCCGAAAGATGCGAAATTGATAGCATTGGCTTTATAGAGTACCGGAATCATATAGAACACCACCTTGGAGCTATAGACAATCCTTGGATGTCCCCGTCAAAAGAAAATGTATTCTCGCCGGGATACAGCAAAGGAAACCCATCGCCCTCAACGGTGTCGTTTTTTGGTTCGTTACCTTTATAGCAAACCATCTGCTTGGAGTCGATTTCTACATGTCCATCAATATTGGTGAACGTGAGAGTGTAGTTGCTTTCAGCAGATTGAATGGTCAGCTTACCTTTACCGTTACCAACCACACGGATGATAGGATAACTTGGAAATTGGTACGGGTTGGTTAGGCTTTTGCCGTTGCCCACAAGCTGTGTTTTTTCTCCCGCAACAGAGTAACGGAACGGCTCACAAGAAAAGCTGATCGTGAACACACCGATGCGGTTGAGTTCATCTTCGATATCGAGTTTGCCGGCGTAAACAGCCTTGCGAGTAAACTCTGTATCGTAGGTGTCGGAAAGGATGTGGTATTGGTTTAACCCAGAATAGAGCCAACCCTTAACCGCGGTAATTTTCTGTGATAATTCTGCGATGCTTTTTGCAGGCAGAAAGACCGAATAGGTTACCTGGACATTAGGAAATCTGCCGTCCCCGGAAATTAAGTCACCGTGGCGACCGGGGATGGATAAGAAGTCCGTTTCGTATTCGGGCGCGGAAAAAACATCCTTACGCTCAATGCGAATTCCCATATCCGAGGACTTAATGCCCTTATACACAAAATAATTCACGCAAATACCACTCCTTTCCGTTTTGCGAATTGTCCTGCAGTAACGAGAACCTCGTTGGTAAGCTGCTGAATATCCTCGCTTGAATAGTTGTTAAAGTTCGTAATATTCAGCACAAGCTGAAGCACTCCGTTTTTGGTAGAGTCCGCCAAGCCACCGCTGACAGTGCCGTGAACATTGCCGTCCACATTAAAGTCAGTAGGAAGTGCAGTTTCCATGTCCTTTGCAAGACCGTGCATCACATCGTTGATGTCCTCACTCATTCCTTCAGCTGCCTTTACAGCCTCTTTGCCGTGAGCATCGAGCGAACCTGCAAGACCATCAACGAGCATTTCACCGACCCATCCCATTTCTTTGGAGGGTGATGCGATACCGAAGAAGTCGCAAATTCCGTCCCAAATGCCGGAAATCCATCCCGAAACCTTATCCCAAAGCCAGGATGCAAGTCCCTGGATACCTTCCCACAGACCCTTTACAATGTTGCCACCGATTGAGGCCATCTCCCCAAACAGAGAACCGAAAGCTTTGACGATACCGGCAATAATCTGCGGTACGGCTTTTACGATTTCCACGATAATGGTCGGCAGATTCTTAATCAGCGAAATAAAGAGGTCAACACCCGCCTTGATGATGAGCGGGATATTGCCGATTACAGCGTTGATAATGCCGGAAATAATCTGCGGAATAGCATTTACAATGGTCGTTATAATCTGTGGCAAAGCCTGAATGAGTGAAATCAAAAGGTCGATACCTGCTTGAATGATAAGCGGTATTGCACCAAGCACGGCGGTAATGATTCCTTCAATGATTTGAGGAATCGCCTCGACAATCGCAGTGATGATTTCGGGCAAGGCAGCCACAAGGGACGTTATAAGCTGAATGCCCGTTTCGATGATTTGCGGTATTGCATCCAAGAGGAAGTTGATGATACCCATAATAATTTCAGGCAAAGCCGCAATCAGTATAGGGAGTGCATCAAGGATACCCTGGGCAAGACCCATAATGAGTTGCAGAGCAGCATCGAGTATCATAGGCAGATTCTCAATGAGTGTCTGCACGATTTGGATAACTACTTGGATGATTGTCGGAATCAATGTAGGCAGTGCGTTTGCGATACCCGTTGCAAGCGTAACCACAGCCTGCAAAGCAGTATCGAGTAACAGCGGAAGGTTCTCAAGAATACCGGTTACAAGAGCCATAACCAGTTGTAGGGCTCCTTCCGCAATTTGGGGTAAGGCTTCAATTAACCCCGTCAGCAAGGCGAAAATAATCTCGGAAGCCGTGTCGATAATTGTCGGTAGATTGTCAATAAGTGCTTGTGCCAAAGAGCCTACAATTTCACCCACGATTTCAAGTAGCTCCGGCAAGAACTCCATAATCATATCGAGAACTTTCGGCAGGATATCACCAATGACATCGGACATCTTGCTGATATCACCGTTGGCGTCAAGGATGCCGTTTGTAAATTCACCAAGTAGAGCGTTGCCTTCGGTAGCAAGATCTGTAAGTACCGGAAGTAGCACTGTACCAAGAGCATTTTTGGCGGCGGTTGCGCCTACGCTTAAATACTGCAATTGGTCATCCAAAGCACCATAAGCGTTGAGCATATCATCGCTGACAACATACCCGGCGGCACGAGCCTGTTCGCCAAGTTCGTTCATTCGCTCGGCACCAGCTTCGATAAGAGGATTCAGCTCTTGAGCGGACTTGCCGAGGATTTGCATACCTAAAGCATTACGTTCAGTTTCATTTTCAACCTTACCGAGGGCATCGATAACTTCCCAATACACAGTATCGGAATCACGCAAACTACCATCGGCATTGGTTACAGAAACACCGAGTTTGTCATAGGCTTCCACAGAAAGTTTGGTGCCATCCTGCACAGCCTTCATAGACTTGATTTGCTTCGCCATTGATTTGGTAAGGGTATCGGTTGACACATCCACCAATTCGGCGGCATACATATACTCTTGAAGTTTGTCAGTTGCAATACCCGTTACAGTAGATTCTGTGAGAACGGTATCAGCATAAGCCGCACCTTCTTTAGTCATCTCTATAAGAGCTTTACCACCGGCAATAGCGGCTGCGGAAACGGCAGCGAAGGCGGCAGCCATAGTGGCGGCGGCAGCCTTGCAAGCTGTGCCAAGTCCAGAAAATTTGCCACTGGCATCATCGCTCTGTTCACCGGCGTTTTCCACTTCATCACCGAACTTATCTGCTTTGTCTTCTGCATCGTCAAATTCCTTGGCGGCTTCATCCAATGCATCGTTGTTATCTTTGAGTTCACGCTCCATATTGTTAAGGGCAGCGGTAGCGTTGTTAAGCTGAATCTGCCAGTTTTGAGTACGCCTATCATTCTCACCAAAAGAGGATGATGCATTTTCAAGAGCAGCACGGAGCGTTTCGATTCGCTGCTTTTGAGCTTCGATTTCTTTGTTTAGTACCTGGTTACGGGCGGTGAGGGCCTCGACAGAATTATCGTTCTTTCCAAATTGGGACTCAACGACCTTCATTTCCGAGCCGAGAACCTTAAAACTTTGGTTGATATCAGCCAGAGCTTTTTTGAATTCTTTTTCACCCTCAAGCCCGATCTTAAGACCGAAGTTATCTGCCATTCAACCACCACCTTTCGTCAGATTCCGTCCGGGACAATGTCATCAATGAAGCGTTCCCGTTTCGGCTTGGCGATGCCAGTGTACTGTTTGTGGCACTCCCATAGGTCAAGGAGTAAGCCAAACGGCATCAGCCACACTTCATCCCAGGACAGATGAAGCTGACCGATGCCGTAATATAAAAGTCGAGTAAATAACTCTTCGTCACTTACTCGACCGCCGCGTTTT